TTTATTCCTTCTGCTTTTTTAAATCTTTTCAAAAAAGTAGCTACACTATTTGCAGTATCTCCAACATTAGGAGTTATATCAGGCATTTCATAAGACATTAAACCATACTCCCAGTAATTGTTTGACCAGTTTTTTTGAATAATGATCTAGCACTAGCTATATTATCTGCTGCACTATTAGCATTTTTCTTTTTAAATTTAGTTGTAGTAGAAATTTCTTTTTCTTCTGTATTTGCATCTATTACTTGATCTTGATTAGATACAACATTATCACTTGTTTGATTAATTTTTTGAGATGATTGTATTCCTGAACTAGACATAGTTGAATAAAATTTTTTTAAATAATTATCATAAGTATTGCCAGGTCTATTAGTATATGCAAAAGCAGTACCAGCTGCAGGCATCCCTAATATAGCAGCTCCACCTAAAAAAAGACTCTGTGTTTTTTTTTGTGATTCAAACATTGGCTCTGATATTTGTATAGAAGTCATAATACCAGTAGGGTCTCCTGAACCCATAGCTGAATTTGATTGTCCATATTTTAACCCTAAACTACTTTTATTACCTATTACTGATCGACTTATACTTGGGTCGCCTTTAGCATATAACTTTTCTCCTTCTGCTTTACTTATTCTAACAAATTCACCTCCAACTTTTTTAAAATAATTTCCTACTTTAACTTTTTTTTGTGATACTAAATAATCATCAGTAGCTTTAGAAGCTTCAGAACCATAAAAATCTTGATCTTTTCCTTTTAAATTATTTGCTTTATTACCTTGACCAATACCTAATACTTTTTTAACTTGTTGTGTTCCCTGATTTGATTGATTATTAGACCTATCTCCAGCACCAGCTCTTGAGTTAGTTCCTTTATTTGAACCCATTAATTCATTTCTCCTTCAGAATAAAAACCAGCACCACCAGCTTTAGTAAATAAAGAACGACTACCAACAAGTCCTCTTTCCCTTCTTCTCTTTTGTCTTTTTTCTTCTGCTTTTTTCTTAGCTAATTCTTTTTCTTCAGCTTCTCTTTTCTCTTTCATCTGTTTTTCTAATTCAGGATCAGGAGGAGGTGGCTTTGGAGCTCTAAATATTCCCATAATTATAACTCTATTTCATAGAATTTTTGTTTTTTCAACGCACAAAAGAGTTGATATGGTGTAAATATCCAAAAATATGTCATACCTAACAATCTCTGCACATAACTAACACATGAATGTTCTTTAATCCAAGAACTAAATAATCTTGGTAATCCTAATTTTACATCTTCTCTCATAGTTCCTTTGAGAACTTTTCCTTTAACTTTTTTAATAAATCTAAAAATAGCATCAACATCTTTACCTTCTAATATTTCCACATTATACTTACCATAAATAAACTCTTGCATAACCCATATATCTTTTTCAACACAGTAGCCAATAGCTCCACAATGTTTGTATCCTTTTTTAAAAAAACGAATAGACTTATTGTGTCCACTTGCTTCATAAAAATATACTAACCACTCTTTCTGAGGAAATCCCATGTACTTTTCTTTGGTTTAGTTTTAAATATATCCCATTTTTGTTTAGCTATATGGGTATGTCCAGTTTTATTACCAGCTATTAATTTTCTTCCTTCTCCAGCTCCCATCATTAAATATTGTAATGCATCGTGAACATGAGAGTATCTATTCTTATTTGGTTTATCATCATATCTATCTCCTGAAGTTTGTATTCTTCTATAATGATAACCACCATTAAATCCTTTTTTTAAATTTTGGCAGCTCTTATCAATAAGAAAAGCTGGTTCGCCATCTACTAATCTATTAATAGTTGTTTCTACAGATTCTATTCTAAGAGATACATCATTACTAGGAGCTGGTTTAGCAATTATATTATGTTGTCGCATTACCATAAATGCAGTTCTTTCATCAGTCTGCGCCCTAAAATCTCCAGCTGGGTCTCCCCATATTTCTATATCTAAGTTACCAAATCTTTTATTTATTTCTACTCGTAGTAAATCAGAAAATCTAGATATACCCATATCAAAACAAACAAGTTCTCCTACTATATTCCATTTACCACTAGGAAGTCTTTGACCAAACACAGCAGCTGGTGTTAATCCAAAATCAATTCCTATTGTAACTGGAGCATTAGCTATTGGTATTGTTTCTTTTGCTACATGAACTTCTTCTTTAAAACTAGGATAAACTAATTTACCATCTTCTAATGTTCCATATTTGTTCATTACATAAACATCTATCCAACTTTTAGTTTTACCTTTAACTATATTCTCATAATACTTAGGAGTTAAATTATTACTGTTTTCAGATAGTTTGTTAGGTTCATATCCATGTAAAACTTTTTCTTTTATTATTTCTGTCATACCACCTGGCTGATTATAAAATGACCAGTTTTCAGGTTTAACTAACATAATAGCTTCTTCTCTTGATAAATGTTCTGGTACTGGTACATCTCCAGCCATAATTGCCCACCAATGATCTTCTTCTGGTGCGTTAGTATCAGCAATTACTCCATACCAAGTAGCACCACCATCACGCATAGAAGGATATCTACCTACCCTCATAGTACAGGCATCTATTATTGATTTAGGCAGCTCTCTTGCTTCATTAACCCATACACCAGTTAGTTCTAGCGATAAAAGTTTTTTAACATCTTCAGGGCGATCTAAAGCAAGAAATATAACTTCCATTTCTACTTCGCCTTTGTATATTCTATGTGTGTAAGGTACTGACCAAGCAAATGAACCAAAGTCAGCTTCATTAAACCAATCAAGCCATGTTTTAATTGTTGTTGTTTTTAACTGAGGATTAGTATTACGAATGACTGCCCATCTAGTTTTTCTTTTACCATCCTTACCTTTTTCTTGAGCTAAAGCTCGTCTAAATATTTCTACACAACAAGCAACTGATTTACCTGAACCAACTGGTCCTCGTAGTCCACGAAAGAAGTCATCAGACTTCATAAAATCTTTTAGGACTTGACCATCTGGTTTAAATACAAAATCAGTCAATGTCGCCCAACTGAATATATTTAGCAATCATATCTTCAGCGACTTTAGGACCAAGAGCTTCTATTAATTTATCTGCTTCTTTATCAGTAACCATATGAGTTGGATAATGTTTAAAGTGTACTGCTTTAACTACTTTCCTCAATCTTCTTCTGTCTTGTAGGCTTATGTCGAAATGTCTGTTTTGGGAATTTGGCTTTAATGTGTCCAGTTTGCCACCCACTGTTCCGTATTTTTCTTTTAATTTCTTTAGGTCTAGCTCTTGTTGTGTGAGCTTCTTCTCCTTCGGTTTGTTCTGGTCTAATGTCATGTAAATATTGTTTGTATAACTCCCAATCCATGACTACCATAGGGGAAGTTCTATCTCTTTTCAATATTAAAATATCAGAGTTACCTTTCCATCTTTCTAATTGGGTAAATCCTTCGCCATTTTTACGAGCTTTAACTTCTATGTTTGTTCCCTCATGCAAATCTTTTACAATTACATCATGAGGAAAACCAACAATAGCTCCTGACATTGGCTGTCTGTAAGCATCATAACCCTCTTTCTTATAGAGAGCTACTATTTCATTTTCTATTCTAGTTCCTTTTACCTTTGCTTTGCTTGACAACTTTTCCTCCAGTTTTTTTTGCTTCAGCTTTTGCTTTCTTCATACCAGCTTTTGTATAGCTGTATGTTTTTTTTCCTACTTTAGGCATTGGCAACTCCTTTCAGTTGATCTTTCATGTTAAAATTTTCTGCTCTTAATTCTACTCTATCTCCATAAGCTTTTTCTAACTTAGTGATTAGAACCTTATTAATATCTTTAACATCTTTTATTTCGTCTTTTAATAATTGCACATCTTGCATAAGAGCATCTATAGTCATTTTCATTCCTTTTTGTTTATAGTAATTTGGGTGAACTTTAAACTATAAAAGAATTAAAAATTTTTTTCAATGCACAGATTAGCAATTCCATGCTCTCAATGATTTAGATAATCTATCTTGACCAGTATTGTTACTAGGTTTTTGTCTTTTTCTCATGCCTTTCATTCTAGCACAAAAAGACTTTCTTCTTTTACTTCCTTTTTTTTTTGTAGGAGCTTTTAAGTTACCACCAGTTTCACGATTGTAACTAGCTCTACCTTTGGCATTTAATCCACCTTTAGGATTTTTGCCTTCTTTCTTTTGCCATGCTGGAGTTGCCATTAGAAACTCCTATATTTCTTAACTTTGGCTGCTATACCTTTAGGTTGTTTAGACACTTGTTTACCTTTTTTCTTTGTTTTTCTTTTAGCAGCAGTAGTTCTAGCATACTCACTATTAGATAAAGCTTTAATAGCAGCACTTGGTAAATATCTTTCGCCTGTTTCAGATGACTTCTTGCCAGACTTAGTTCTCCATTTTTGTTTTCCCCATGCTTTTAGCGATTGCTGTGATCTTGCAAGAGCCATTACTTATATCCACCACCAGCAGCTTTATATCTTTTTGCTAATAGCTGTGCTTTTCTTGCAGACCATTGTCCAGCAGATGTTCCTTGAACACTTGAAGCTTTAATGGATTGAAACATTTTTTTTCTCATACCAGGCTTAGTATAGTTACCAGCCTTATTTACTGTGCTTTTTTTAGCCATTACTTTCCTTTTATCTGCCTAGTACTAGGAGCTATCGATCTTAACCAGATCAGAGCTACTTAAGTCAGACTTTTACTTTATACGAAGTAAATATATTTTCAATGCACATTCTTATGTGCTTTTTTTCCACTCTATTGCGTGTAGGGGTTCACACAGTAGTTATACTTTGTGTTTTTAAACCCCACCCCCTCGTAGTACAGCAACTATTCTATCTCGTTTTCCTAACTGAGATCAATCGATACCTTCAGGTTTCCATCGACTTGATGTTGTACTCGTTCAGGTGCTCGTAGACCTACTCTATCTAGTATATCTCTACTCGCTTCTAGTTGGACATACTCGCTTCGTGCATTATCAGATAGTTCCACTAACTTACGACTAGCTGTTACTGCACCTAATCCAAGGGTATTAGCTATCTGTCGTTTCATATAGTCTTGTACCTTTGGGATGCGTAGTGTCCTACTAGCTGTTACCCTCGCACTCTCTCTGCTTACTTTTGTATTATATCCAGCCTTAACTGCAGCTTCAACAATGCTACATCCTGTTGTTACGATAGTATCAACTAAGGCTCTTTGTTTCTCGGTTAAATCAGTGTCTGTCATATCAATCCTTTATTCTATTCGGCTCCGATGGATAATTGTAATCATTGATAAATTAGTGTCAAGAACAATCGTCAGGACACTTCAGCACATCACTGTATATAGTATTCAAGAGGAAGGATACCACTAATCGTTGTGTATCGGAGGACAGACTATCTCGTAACACTCCCATTATATCACATGGTCAGAGAGCCTACATTGCGCTGTGCTTCGCACTGGTTCGCTCCATTTCGGTCAACTTCGTTGATAAGTGGCAAAGCCACTAACTCTTGACAAGATGTGGTAGAACGGGAGTATCACAAGATAGTAAGTATCAAGTGA